CTTCGTAGGTGTAGCCCAGGGCCAGCAACTCATCACGCATGGTGCCACCGCTTTTGCCCATAGTGGTGGCCAGTGCTTTGGCACCTTGTGCCATTACTCTAGCACCTTCGCCTTGCGTCAAACCCATGTTGCGAATTTCTTCGCTACTTGCCACTGCGGCCGCTGTGAGCTGTTTGATACCCATACCCGAGTCATGCGCTATGTCGCGCATCTCCATCATGCCGCCGGCAAAACTGGCGCCCACCTTGGTGTACTCTTTTAAGGCATCTGCTGACTTTTGAAATTCTTTGGCAAATATCTCATTGGCCATCTTCAGGATAGTGGTGGCAAAGTCAATCACAGCCTTGGTGGCCGCACTCATTGCATTTACAAATCCTGTACCAACACCACTAAACGGACCCAATATGCCGGCGGCCGCTGTGCCCAGACCTGCGGCCACATCCACTGCGGCCTTGGCGGCCGCTCCGGCCAGGTCAATATTGGTTGACAACATGGTTGCGGCCGCACCAATGGGATTTTCTGCCATCGAATCATAGCTGGTGGCAAATGCAGTGGCCACTGCGGCCGCTGACTGCGCCAAAGTTGAGCCAAAGCCCAACAGAGCATTGCCCACCTGCGAAGCTCCAGTGGATATACTACTGCCCAAGTTCTTCATGTACTTGCTGGTTGTTTCAGCTTGTTGATTGCCCTTGCCAGTTTGTTTGGCTTCTTCTTCTGCGGCCTTGGTGCTCTTCTTACGAGCTTCTGTTTCTTTTTCTTGTGCCTTCAGCAGGTCCTGTGAGTTGCCAGCACCTTTGTTGCCAACCATACCACCACCTGCGCCTCCCTTGCCCTGCATGGCCGCAAGAATCTTCAACATCGTTTCTTCGGATGCGGCATTTTCAGCAACTACATTGCCAATGCCGGGAATATTTATTTGTACGCTAGCCATGAATTTCCCAGGTAAATAGAACTATACATCTATTTATGGAGATCAAACCATGGTGAATAACGCCGCTAGTAACCCTTTGTTCAAACACTTTAGACAGCCTGCTGTTTATTTGAAGTTGCCCAGCGGGGGACAATACTACCCTGAAGGCACGCTGGATTTCCCTGCCACTGGCACAATTCCAATTTACCCAATGACAGTCAAAGATGAATTGACACTAAAAACGCCCGATGCGCTGATGAACGGCCAGGGCATGATTGATGTTATACATAGTTGTTGTCCCAATATCAAGGACGCTTGGGCCATGCCTGCTGTGGATGTGGATGCTGTGTTGATTGCCATTAGATTGGCCAGTTACGGTGCAGAAATGGAAATAACCACTGCTTGTAAAGAATGCGGTGAAAGCAATGAACACAATGTTGCATTGAATCATCTGCTGGACAATGTCAAAATTGCAGACTACAGCAAACCAGCATTTTTTGACGATTTGAAGTTTCAATTCAAACCACAGAGCTATCGTCACATCAATGATTTGAACATAATCACTTACGAAGAACAACGTTTGGTAGACAGCGTGATACGAAACGAAGCCTTGAGCGATGAAGAAAAGGCCACACGATTCACGGTCAGCTTCAACAAACTCAAGCAGATGAATGTGGACTCAATTGCTGTGTGTATCGAAAGTATCACTGTGGAGGATCAGGAGCCAGTCACAGATAGAAAATTCATCACCGAGTATCTGGAGAATTGCAGTAGAGATTCGTACAATGCTGTAAAAGAAAAGATTGATACCATCATAAAAGAAAACAAACTGGCACCATTGAAGTTGACCTGTTCAGAATGTCAAAAAGAATACGAGTCAGGATTGGAGTTTAATCAATCAAATTTTTTCGACAAAGGCTTTTGATTCTCAACAATGAAGAAGTCATTGCTTGGCTAGATAGCCTAGAACGAGATTCAAAAGCCCTAAAACGAGAAATAATGCAGTTGTGCTGGTACATGCGAGGCAGTGTGTCATATACCGAAGCCATGGAAATGAGCCCATTGGAGCGTGAAACCATAGTCAAGTTAGTCAAAGAGAATTTAGAAACTGCTAAGAAATCAGGAATGCCATTCTTCTAAGATCTCTAACGAGATCTGTTGTTTCGCTTGCGCTCACAACACTGTTTCTCTGACTTTAGTATCATCCAGATTAATCGGTCACACTTTGCCCGCACAGGGCAAAGAGAGCATCATCCGAGTAGCACGATCACTAGTATTAGAACATTGCAGAGGCGGTTGTCCGGTACCTCGAGTTCAGTCTTTATCACAACGGCGGATCGACGATAACATACTAGCGTAATTGTCGACCGTGCAGTATCACTACTGCGTCTTTTTAGCCTTAAAATTTTCTTCAAACAATCAAACCGCGGCCTTTGGCGATCTTCGTCCTGTCAAGGATAGTGATTGAGTGCTCTGCACGGCGCAGAGACTTCCGTCCCAGTGACCCGAGGTCCTGTTTTCTTAGGCACACGTTATTTGACTTGTGCGAGTCTTAACCGTTTAATTTCTTTATGTGGGAGCCATGGACACGGACAGAGATTTGTCCGTTGTAGTATTCTTGTGATTCTAGCACTTTGTGTGTAAATTGTTCTCGAGCTTCGATATAACTACATTCGGCCTTGGAGCAACAGTAGTACATGATTTCTCTTGTAAACTGATCTGCGCCCAAAGCCGCAACATCTTTATTCAATTCATCGTTTGAGCCATAATATGTTTGCCAGTCAGAATCTATTTTGCTTCTGATCTTTTTCTTCTTCTTTGTGCCGTTTTTGAGTTTTACTACTTTGTATGTGGTCTTTGCGAATTTCGCTAGTTTTTTACCTATGTATTTGCGCCCTGATACAAGATTCGTGATGATATAGACAAAGCCCACGCAGTCTTCGGGTAATTCTTGAACTGGTAAACCTTGATAAGTCCATGTCATGCATTGTAATTATGCCTTTGTGTGCCATGATTAAATATTATTAAAATTGTGTTACACTATCTCAACATCAGTGTTGTAAGTGGTAAATCCGTTTTCTTTGACCACGTGCAAGGTGTTGTTCACACGCCCTGCAAGTTCGTCCTTGTGACTCACCAACCAAATTGATTTATTGCTGTCTCTGCTCATCTTCTTGAGAATGGCCAGACTGTTTTCAACACCGCTGGAATCCATGCCAGAATCAACCAGTTCGTCGATAAACAACAAGTTGATGGGTTGGTACAGGCTTTCCCACACATCGCGGAATGCCCACGACAGGCTTAGGATCAGTCGGTTGCGTTCACCACGGCTCAAGTTGTCAAAGTCTAGGTCTCTGCCCAGTTCGGTAATGGCCACAGTCAAGTCGTTGTTGAATTTTACAGTATGCGGCAAGCCGATGCGATCCAGGTACTGCCCTAGTCTAGCATTCAGGTAACTCAAATTCTGATCAATAATGCGCTTGCGGATAAAACTGTCTTTGTTGGTCAGCAGTTTCAACAAGAAATCTTGATGCTCTCTCAAACTTACCAGTTCGTTCATAACACCAAAATCAATTTCTTCCAGCGCCTGCTCGCTCATGTCTTGTATTTGTTCGCTGTAAGGATCCACTTCGGCTTCTTTGGCAGTCAGTTGTGCCAACACACTGGCCATACTCGACCGGTGTTCGAATGCATCACTTTCGCGATCGTAAAACACTTTGGGCTGTGTGCCCAATTCACCCAATGCTTGTAGCGAATCGGTATGCTCTATCCACTGCCCGTTGGTTGCCAGTGCTTGTAGTGCAGTTTCTTGCAGGTCCCGGCGCTTCTTTTCCAACAATGCTTCTTGCTTTTCGTCATGAAACCCTTGCCCACAACTGTGACAGGTATGATTTTCCAAACTGGCAATTTCAGCCTTGAGTCGTTCTATGTCTTTCAACTCTCGAGCTTCGTCCAGTTTGCAACGCTGTATCCAGCCAGTTAAATCTTTGATTGTTTTTGCTTTTTCGTTGTAGGCCGACAAGGCCATGTGCGCCGCCAGTTCGGTTTCGATATCAATTCGGCTCAGTTCATCAAATGCAGATTGGAATCGAGCAATATCTTCTGTGTGTTTGGCCTGCCACATGCGCTGGCGTTTACGCAGATTTTCTATCTGTTCTTCTATGCGCCGATTGGCATCGCTCACAGCCTTGATGCGAAATTCTTCGGCTGTGATGGCATCTTTGGTGGCTTTGCCTAGTTCTTTGAGTCGTTCTGCCTTTTCACTCAGGAGTGTAATGCCCAACAACTGTTCAATTATGAGTCGTTGATCGTTGGCCTTTAAACTTAAAAAAGGCTCAGTATAAGTGTTGAGTGCCACAATGTGTTTGAACATGTCGTGACTCATGCCCAACATGCGTTCAATTTCGGCCTGTGTTTCTCTACTATCGCCTTGACTGTCGTCGGTGATTTCTTTTTCGTTACCACCAATCCAGAATTTCATCACGCCCGGCTTGCGCCCGCGCTCAATGCGATAGTCAACACCGTCTTTTTCAAAATCAATCGTGACCATCATGCCTTTGCTGTTGGTCTTGTTGATCAGGTTGTCTTTCTTGATATTGGTAAGGGCGTTGCCGTAAAGGGCATAGGACAGAGCATTAATTATGGTTGTCTTCCCGGTCCCGTTACGAGCTCCTGAGTCATCGCCCCCTAGGTCTAGGTTTTCGCCCAGCACCAAGGTCAAGTCTCTGCGGTCAAAGTTAACCGCCTGCGTGGTATTGCCCACACTCATAAAGTTACGAACAGTTAAATCTTTTATTTTAAACATTAGAGATTTCTATAGATATCTAGTAGTAAGTTCTTGTTAAACTTATCGCTTTCGATGTTGCTGAGCTGTCCTGTGACAATTTGATCAACACTTTCAAATTCAATATTGCCTTGAATTTCATACTCTGTTAAATCCGTTACTTTGGCTGGAATCAAGGTGATTTCACGCAGATTATATTGTCCAATGAAAGTTTCCTTGATAAAGGTAGCTTCTTCGTAGCTGATGTCAATGTCCAAGTTTACCCGTACGTGCATGTTGGGTTGCAACATCACTTCGGTATGCTTTAGTACATCACTCAAATTGAACACACGATAGCGCGGTTGGTCAGGCCAGGCATGATAAACCGGATCCTGCCCCCATTCAATGATGGTCAAGCCTCTATCATCGTCACCGGCATCGGCGTAGTTGTGCGGAAAGCAGTTGCCAATGTAGGTGATATTCTTTTGTGTTTGGCGTTTGTGAAAGTGCCCAGTGAACACATGATCAAATCCACCAAAGTGTTCTCTGCGTACTTCACCGTGTTCGGGCATGGCAACCATGGCATTCATCAAGTAGCCAGGCAGTTCAAAATGTCCGAACATGTATCGGCCCTTCAGTCGCGGAATCCGTTTATGGTCATCACCACATAACCAAGGTGCGATAACGACATCACCATCACTAAACCAATCGTTACATATTTGTACATTGGAGAGATGCTTTGCCCATTCGACACTTTGTATATCGCGTTTATCGCGATAATATAAATCGTGATTTCCAGGAATAAAATAAACACGCTCAAAATTCGCATTCAAGTGCTCCAGTGCCTGCAGGCTGTAGCCCAAGGTCAATATGTTGATGCTGGCACGATTGTTGTGCCAGTCGCCCAGAAACATGGCTGTTTCGCAACCTTCTTCTCGAGCTTTGGCAGTGGCCCATTTAACAAATGCCAAACAATCTTCATTGTGTAGTACACTATTGCTTTTCAAGCCAAAATGGATATCCGTAAAGACAGCCGTCTTTTTAAAGAGGTTACTCATTGATTAATAAATTTCTTAAATCGGTTGTATTCGTAGGAAACACATCAACATTGTAGCATCTCATGGCCAGGCCATGCAAGTCTCTTAATGCCCATTGGACAAATGCTTCGTCATACAGACTCAAATTTTGATCAGCCCAATCGTATTCGGTGCCGTTGACTGCGGATTCGATTATGTGTTGGCACACAGCATCTTTGTTTAGATGACGCTGTAGGCTTAACCATTTTGCAGTTACCAAACCGATGTGTTGGCGATGCTCGTTGCTCCAGCTCAATCCCAATTGGCCAAACAGTTGATCCAGCGCATTTTCCAGATTGCTGATCAAATTAGGCAATGGCAACACAACACAGTTTCGATCAATGCTGTAGTATTTGCTGTAGAAATATCGTGTGCCCAAAATGAAATTTGAAATGGCCTCCCTGGTTTCCCAACGAGCCATTCCTTCTTGCACGTGTGTGTGCAACATATTTTTAATACCACTACCGCCGGCAATTTTGTCTATGGCATTGTTGATCAACAGTAGAAAATTGGTTTCTGCTGGTTGTATACACACAACATGGGCCAACTGCGAGCAGTATTGATCTATGTACTCTTGCATGTCTTGCTCGTCGGCATGAGTACGAGCAAACTGTACCACTCCCTCGCTGTTGAGGTATGTGTCTATACCGCTCAGTTCGGGTGCATTTTGAAAGGTATAGCTGGGCCGTTTGATTTGATTGCCACGAAACCGGTGTGCCGACCCGCTTCGGTCCACAAATGGCCAAGACTGTTCGCCTGCTGGCAAAACTCCGGTAAAATAATTAAAACACCATTCTAGGAATGTGCCGTAAGCACCTGGCGGATATGCAATAAGGATGGTGTCTTTGTGGTTATTCGTCTGCGTCATACCCACCGCCACCACCACCCCAAGTGCCGCCTTGTCCTTGGCGTGTGTAGCTGGGTGTAAGTCCATTCATTTCTAATATGTCATCACGCAGGTTTTGGCTACGCTTTTCAATATTCAAGACACGAGTAAAGCTATTAGTGATAGCGGCAGTATAATACGCAAAAGGGTTCTGCGATTTTGATTCATCAAATTGCAATCCGATTTGACTGAGTTGTAACAGGGCTTGGCTTCGCATTTCGTCATTGTAGGTATATCCTCTCCAGTTTGATCTTGTGGCATAACGCTCACACAACTTCATAAACATGTGCGCCAGTGTTTTGGTCATGGCACCGTGGTCCTTGCTGAATTCCCCAGTAATCAAATCGCCACGCCAATGACTTTTGCCCACCAAGTAAGGTGTACCATCTTCGGCCACCTTGTAGTGAAAAAATGGAGGGAAATTGCATTTGGTATACTTGGTGGGTGCCTTGACCACATCGGGATCGTCATACTCGGTTAGCAATTCTTCTTCAATCACAACAGCACCTTTTTTGACCTTGGGCGCGGCAGCCGGCACATGTTCCCAGGTCATAACCCTAAATACCACATCTTCTGCGGCGACTTCTTTGAGTCGGACTTCAAAATCTTCTAATCTTTTCTTATTGGCTTTGGCAGTACCGTCTATGTTGGCCAAATCAAATGCGGCCTTGGTCAGTCGGTCTGCACGGAGTCGTCGTGCTTCCAGTATGTTTTTTTTGTTTATCTTGGCCACATCCAACAAAATCATATCATAGTCTGCATAACTGGGATCCAAATAGGTGCAGTATGTGTTTTTGCTTTTGTGTATTTCTTTCAGTATGTCTTTATTATTGAGATAATTTTTAACTTTAATTGGTGGTATCACGATAACATGTTCCTTTTACATAGTTGTGCCTATGTTAACATATTTACTACTGCAAGGTCAACCTTTTAATACAAAATCTTTATAGTAGCATATTTTAAAGCCCATAAATATTGTAACAAGGATTTGCAATGGGATTATTTGACAGCTCGCTCAGCAGTATTACACAAGGTGCAGTAGGTGCGGCCGGCGCAGGTCTGGGCTTTGATCCTACCAATGCTCGCTTGGCGGTGGCAGGATTGATTCCGGGTGGCAGTATTGGTCTCAAAATTGGCGGAGCCAAAGTCAACTTGAATCTGGGCGGTGGTGCACCAGACTGGCGCTTGCGTGTTAGTCTAGCAGACAGTGCCAACTATTTCTATCATGCACAGAGTCCTACTGATCGCGGCATAATGAGCCCTTTGTTTGGATCCCAAACACAGAATGGTGTGATATTCCCTTACACCCCACAAGTACAAGTAACACACACAGCCAGTTACAGCCAGCAGAAATTCACGCACAGCAACTACCCTGGTTACTATTATGAAAATTCAGAAGTTGCTGCCATAACCATCAACGGTGACTTTACAGTACAAAACAACATCGAAGGGCAGTATCTGCTGGCAGCCATCACATTCTTTCGTGCCGCTACCAAAATGTGGTTTGGACAAAGCAAGGGCAATTTGGGTTTCCCACCACCCATGGTTTTCTTAAACGGCTATGGTGCCAACTACTTGCCCAATGTGCCCTGTGTGATTACCAGCTTTAGTCATACCATGCCCAGCGACTGTGACTACATTGAAGTGCCCATGGTCATGCCCGGTAGTGTGGGTGCTGGCGGTGTTGGCGGAGCAATTGCTCAAGGTGTTGGCGGCATAATGAACGGTGGCAACGCTGGCGATGCCATTGGCGGAGCACTGTCAGGTGGACTCAACAGTGTGCTGGGCTCTACCATGGGTCCTAGTGGTGCTGGCATCAACGGCCTAATAGGATCATTGTCTGGCGGCAAGTTTGGCGCCGGAGCCGGAGGAACACAATCTACTAGACTGCCAACTTCCAGCCAACTGTCGGTCAGCTTGCAACCCATATACAGTCGTACAGCAGTCAGCAATTTCAATCTTGATGATTTTGCCGCAGGCCGTATGGTCGGTAAAGGCAACAAAGGAGGGTTCATATAATGCCCGCCAACTACAGCAAAGCCAGTCCTTACTACAGCAGTGATCGGTTTGGACAATTTTTAGATGTCATGATAGATAGGCCCATCACCAGCCGTGCCACAGATGTGCTGTACCGAATAGACAAAGTATACGAGCATCGACCAGACCTGTTGGCATTTGACTTGTATGGAAATTCATCCTTGTGGTGGGTGTTTGCACAGCGCAACCCAGATACCATACAAGACCCCATCTACGATTTCAAAGCAGATAAAAAAATTTATATTCCACCCAAGGACCAGCTGATGCTAGATTTGGGATTATAACCAATGACTATCTACATCAACTATCCCACTCAAGAAGAAAAAGACGCTTCCTTAGCCGAACAGCGTGAGCAAATAGCCACACTACAAGAACAACTCAGTGTGGCCGAGGCAGAAAGAAGCTCAACCTGGGCCGATAGAAAAGTTGCAAGGCAAGAACTGATATCGGCCAAAGCTGGGTTGGTCACAGCCAAACAATCAGAAATACAGTCATCTATTGCTGCCGCAGAAGCGGCAGTGGCTGCCGCACAGGCCAACTTGGATCGAGCTGTTGGTGTATACGAAAATGCCAGAGACCGATCTGATGCATTGCTTGACAAAGTTACTCGCGCCGAAAACAATCTAACCAGCAATGCTAGTGCACCTATTTTTGAACAAAAGTCTCCTGCGGCGCAGGCACAAGCGGCGCAAACAGCCGAAGTTGCCACCGGGGACACCAAGGGTGAAGATCTTGACAGCAACGAAAAAACAAATTTAACCAACAAAGAAGAAGCAGGTGACAGCCCTGCAGAACAAAAATCCAGTACAAGTGCCGAAGAAGCAGATGACAATGCACGAGAGCAACAACGACTATTGGCCAAATATCAAAGTAAAACCAATGCCATAGATCATACTCCGGGTGCCACAGATACACAACAAAAAGCTACTGCCACAGACAAAAAAGGATCAGTACCTACCTATATTCCTAGGACCAATCCGTTGCATGACTATGCCAGTTATACCTACAGCATTGCTTTGTACATTTTGACCAGGGATGACATCAACCTGTTAACCACCAATCCTGAAGAGTGGAGCCCTGGCACTGGAAAAATAAAAACTTGTTTGATTGCCAGTGGCGGCAAAAACACCGGCCCCTATGTACGCAACGACAACTTCACTGATGACTTCTATTTTGATAACTTAAAAATGACCACAGTGATTGGCATGAATAATAGAAGTAAATCCAGCAATGCTATAGAAATATCATTTGGATTGCTTGAACCCTACGGTATGAGTCTGCTAGATCGTATAATAGCTGTTGCATCAGAAATTGAAGCACCCAATTTTAAAGCCATGCCTTACCTGTTGGAAATTGATTTCTACGGATACGACGACACAGGCAAAGCAGTCAAAATTGAAAAGCAACGCAAACGAATACCAATACAAATACTTGAACTAAAAATCAAAGTGGGCACTAAAGGTGCAGAATATGCAGTACGAGCTGTGCCGTGGAATCATCAGGCATTGAGTCAAAGTGCTGGTACCACACCGGTCAATTTGGAAGTCAAAGCTGCCACTGTGGCAGAATTTTTCCGTAACAACAAAGATGATCAAATTGCCATTACATCAACCAACAACGCAAAACAAACTGCCAACTCAGCAATACAACGCAAAGAATCTGATCTCAAAGCCAAAGACGCCCAAGATGTAGCGGCTCGTCAGAAAGCGGCCGAAGAAGCCGCAATAGCAGAAGGTGTTACTCCGCAGGATGCTGCCAGCTATAAAGTATCAGCGGCAGCCCGGACTCCAGAAGATCAAGCAGACCTTAACAAGTACAAAGGTATTGTTAACCATGCATTTGCTGTGGCCAGTTACTGCGGAGGTGTCAATGCATGGTTTACAGATCTGCTGTTGAGAAAACAGCGTGGCACAATAGATGAAATACGAGTTGAGTTTGGATCAAGTCCTCCGGACTGTCCCTACGACATAGCCTCTAGTAAAATCACTGTGCCCAACAACAAAGACCTTACACGAAGTGCAACCAAGGACGACAAGCCAGTATCTGCAGCCGCCGCAGCCGCAAAAGATGCCAATCGAGTATTCACTGATGCCAGCGCATTTGCAGTCAGTGCAGGTACTTCTATAACTCAAGTCATTGACATGGTCATGCGTAACAGTTCATACATCACAGACCAAGTCAAAGATCCACAAAATACTGCTCCGCAGAGCCTGGCTGAAAAAGAAGGCAAGCCGCTTTGGTGGTACAAAGTCATTCCCAGTATAAAACTGGGGCAATACGACTATGCACTCAACAAGTTCAGTACTATCATCACATACCATGTGGCGCCTTATCGCATATACGACAGCAAACACCCCAACGGTCCCAGTGTAGCACCGCAAGGCAGTATAAAAGCATACAACTACAGTTATACCGGCAAGAATGTTGATATCTTGGATTTCCAAATTGATTTTGATACTTTGTTCTATACCGCAGTTACCGCAGGTTCGGCCAAATGGGAAGCCGGGCAGATTTCACGGGTTGAAACACAAAAAGACTCTGCGGCCAAAGTGGCTGCCGAAAGCCAACCGGCTGCGGCCGAATTGGTTAACAGACAGATACGAATGGTATCAACTCAGCCGCAGGCCGCAGGTGCAGGTGGTACTCAAAACGGAGTCAAACCGGTACTGGCCGCAGACATACAAAAAAGTCAATACAGCAACAGTCGTGGCGACATGTTGAATCTAAAGTTAAAAATTGTGGGAGATCCCGAACTGATCAAACAGGATGACATTTATACCAATCCTGCACAAGGTGGCTATGCTGATCAATCAAGAACCACCGGTGTGATGGAAAACGGCAGCATAGTGATGGATTCTGGCGAAGTGCTGTCGCAGGTATCTTTTAGAACCATTGTGGACATGGACGATAAAACAGGCGTACCCAGAAAAGATGCCTATGCAGAAAACAGCGTGTTCACTGGCCTGTACAGAATGTTAACTGTGGAAAATGTGTTCCAGAACGGCAAATTTGAACAAACTGTAGACATGGTGCGTGTACCTGATGCCATCAACTCCGGCGGCAAAAACGACAAACAAGGACAACAAACTGCCAACAACAAAGCACTGGGCACCGCCGCACCGGACACAGCACCGGGCACCAGATCCATTGCCAGCCAAGACGGTGCACCGGCAGACGACACAGGACAGTTCCAGGGCATTGATATGACTCAACCGCCGGCTACCACAGTTGATCCAATCACCACGGAAGGATACGGGGTGGACGAAGTAGGTGCCACACCAGCCGAAGTAACATTGACTGAACCGCCGCCATTGAGCGACAACGATTTACAATTAGCAGCCATAAACCAGTCTGCACCGGAAATAAACATCGATGACTACCGCGGCCAACAATCAGTTGATCCTGAAGCACCTGTGCCACGCAGTTTTTTCACCAGCACGATATCATAAGGACAACACATGGATTTAAGATTAGGACGCAAGTTACCAGATTGGGCCAACCAAGACACAGTTGGCGGCATGAAGTTCGACAAAGGCATCTACTCTGCTATTGTGAAATTGAATGTGGACCCGTTGCGTCTTGGTAGACTGCGTGTGTGGATTCCAGACTACGGTGGCAACGAAGATGATGCAACCAACTGGCGCTGGGTAAGATATGCCAGCCCATTCTATGGCAGCACCATGCAGAGCGAGCACACCAAAACCAACAGTTATGCACAGACAGAAAGTGTGTATGGCATGTGGATGACCCCACCCGATGTGGGCAATGAAGTACTGTGTTGTTTTGTCAACGGTGATGCTGATCGCGGCTACTGGTTTGCTTGTACCACCACGCAGAATTTGAGTCACGGGGCTGTGCCGGCCATTGGTAGATACAGCGAAGCAGTTGATAGAGAAACTGTGGAAAGTGCCTTGGTACGCAGTAGTCTCAATAGACCAGAGCCAGTGTATTTGCCGCAGTCTGAATTCAACGAAAACGACCCTGCCAACATGACAGCACAGTTTTTGACCAACAAACTGCCAGTGCATGAACCACAAGCTGAGATTCTTATCAATCAGGGACTAGACACAGATCGAGTTCGCGGAGCAATCAGCTCCAGCAGTATGCGAGATGCTCCCAGTGCGGTGTTTGGCATCAGCACACCAGGTCGTGCCACCGACGGCGGAGTACTGCCCAAAACTCGCCAGGGTGGACACACATTTGTGATGGACGACGGTGATGATGCTGGAACAGATCAATTGATTAGACTGCGTACTGCAGGTGGCCATCAAATCTTGATGAATGACGCCGAACAGGTGCTGTACATTGCCAACAGCGCAGGTTCTTCTTGGATTGAATTTGGCAATTCGGGTCGTATTGATCTGTACAGCGCACAAGGACTGGCCATTAGAACACAGGGCACATTGGACCTGCACAGCGATTCTAGTGTGAACATACAAGGTGCCAGTGTAAACATCAAGGCTCTAGGCAGTTTGCAAATGCAAAGCAGTTCTCTAACTGCCAGAGCCAGTACAGGCATGACATTGTACAGCGCAACATTGGGTGTGGCAGCATCTGGTGCATTGACAGTCAATGCTGGTGGCGAACTGGGCATAGCATCCACTGGTGCTGAATTGAAATTGGTTGGCACAATGATTCGTCTCAATGAAGGCGGTGTGGGCACAGTTAGTGATCCAGGCGAAATCAGATCAAACAGTCTGCCAGACACCAACAAAGACCAAGCCACACAGCTATGGAGCACAGTCTTGAGTTCATTGGACTCAATTGTGACGGTGGCACCTGCACATGAGCCATGGCCTAGAAATACTGTTGCAGTACCGTCATCGGGTGTGTCTTCCACTGCGGTGACTCCGGTGTGTACCGATGTTGCCCCACCGGCAGTACTGCCATCGGGCGGCACAGGTGGCACAGGACCGCTGGGTGACATGATCAGCAAATACGAGTCAGGCGCCGCTGGCTACAATGCGTTCAATCGTGGATCAAGCCCACCAAAAGGCACTGGCACAGTGGGCGGAGAAAAAATGAATTTGGTGGGCATGACCATAGATCAAATTTTGACAGCAATGAGCAGTTCAGATCCATACACTAGATTGTTTGCTGTTGGCCGTTATCAGTGTATTCCTGACACACTAAAAGCCGCATGTAAAAAGTTAAACATACCAACAACTTCTTTGTTTTCTGCCGAAGTGCAAGATAAAATATTCATTGGTGCATTGTGTGATGTCGGGTCATTGCGAGCATATCTCAAAGGTGGCGATCAAAACGATGATGCCGCTTTGACCAATGCGGCTTCGACCATTGCAGGCATATGGGCATCAGTTGAAGACCCCAAGTTGGGGCGCGGTCGCTACGATGGTGTCGGTACCAACTCGGCACATTGCAAAACAGCCGAAACAAAAGCCGCACTAAAAGCACAATGGGGATTCTTGCGCCAAGGCGCGGTGACATCTGGATCAGGTTCAGTTGTTACAGATGGTTCGGGCAATGCAATTAAAACAGGATCCAGTCTGGAAGACATTGGTATAAAAGGCGCCGCAGGGCAAACTGTGGTCAAACAAGCTCCGGCCGAGTTTATGAAGAAGGCAGATGCTCCCAGCCCTGATCTTGCGCTAGAAGGTCGCGGCACTCCGGGCGAAGCCAATGCTATACCCGGCTTGACCATACTACAGGTCAAAGCATTGGCAGTACAGATGTCTTTTGCAGAAAGCGACAGCAGTCCACAATTCAAATCCAAATTCAGAATTGGTCGTTACGGAGTCAATGCTGTGTTGTTGGCTGAATACGGATTTATCAAACCCGACTACATGCGTAAGTACGGACAGGATGCAATTAACCAGCCCAACAGTTGGACCGGCAAGGGCGGAATAACATCTACAGACAATTTCTTAGGAAACCCTGCCGCACAAGACGAATGCATGTTTGGGTTCATACGAGATGCCTACAAAAAACTAGTCACCAGCAGTCCGCGCGGCATTGATTTTGGTGACAGTATATGTGTGGCAGCCGGCATGATCAACGTGGCCTATTTCTTTAGAGAACAAACACAGACATTTGGCAGTGATGTCAATGCCATGGTGTTGGCAGCCGCCCATTGGCGTAAAACTGGTATGGGCAAAGACAATGCCGGGGCTTCTCCAGTTAACAGTTACAATCAAGGCAGATATGCAATTGATGTGTTGAGTCAGGCTCCCATTGCGGCTTCAACTGCTGGAGTTGGCACAGGGTCTGGCATAGACTACGGAACAGAATCTGGTGTGGATCCAACCACTGTGCTGATCTTTACTTCAGGATCAGGCGACTTTGCACACTACAAACAGTTACCAGCCGGCATTAGAACTGCAATGGAACTGATGGCCAAAGAGTACAAGACCTTGACAAAAGGATCAATGATCACAATCAACAGCGCATACAGATCACTTGATGAACAAACAGCAATCTACAATGCATGGCAAGCCGCAGGTGGAAGTCCAACCAACAAGAAAGCTGGCGGGTACTACATGCCCAGCAAGCCCAGCACAAATTCTCCGCACTATAGAAAAGTTGCGTTTGACATAGCCAGCGCAGACATTGCACAATTGAGCAAATTGGGACTGTTGGACAAGTACAACTTTGGTTATCCTTTCCCAGTGAATGATCCAGTACACATTCAATACATAGGGTAAATACAGTATGGCAATATACAAAGGATTCAGCACACAGGGGCAAACTAAGAAATTTAGAGCCACCGATGCGGCCCTGATCAAGCAGGATTTGATCAATCATTTCAACATCCGCAAGGGCGAAAAGCTGATGAACCCCAACTTTGGCACCATTATCTGGGGCATGTTGTTTGAACCCATGACAAACGATCTTAAAAATGCCATCGTCACAGACATCACTGACATTATCAACTACGACCCTAGAGTCAATGTCAACAATGTCACAGTGAACGAAATGGAGCACGGGCTACAGATCATACTGGATCTAACCTATATCAACAACAATCAAAGCGATGCTCTGTTGATGAACTTCAACAAGCAAACTCAAAAAATCACCTACGCTTAATATAAGCCGTTTTTATCTTGAATAAATACTACAACAAGGTATCGCTATGGCTTTAACAACTCGTCAAACTAATCTTTTGGTCCAGCAGGATTGGACCAAAATCTATCAGACATTCCAGTCAGCTGATTTTACCAGCTACGACTTCGAAACACTTCGCAAGACCATGATTGATTACTTGCGTACCACTTATCCTGAAGATTTTAACGACTTTACAGACTCTAGTGAATACATTGCCCTGATTGATCTTATTGCGTTCATGGGGCAAAGTCTAGCGTTCCGCGGCGATTTAAATGCTAGAGAAAACTTCATTGACACAGCACAACGCCAGGACAGCGTGTTCAAACTGAGCCGCTTGGTGGGTTACAGCCCCAAGCGCAATGTGGCCGCACAGGGATTCTTAAAAATTGACAATGTCAGTACCACCGAGCAGGTGTTTGACAGCAACGGCACAGACTTGACCAACTTGATTGTGAACTGGAACGACAGTGCCAACGAAAATTGGTACGAGCAGATGACTGCCATCATGAATGCCACTTTGGTCAACACACAGGTCATTGGCAAGCCCGGTAGTACGGCCATGATCAACAACATACAGACCGACACCTACGGTATCAGTATCATTCCCAAACAAACTCCGGTTTACAGCTTTAATGCCGCAGTTGAAAATCGCACAACTGCATTTGAAGCAGTCAGTGCCACAACTTCGGGCAAGAGCTATGTGTACGAACCCGGTCCTACACCCCGTAGCATCTTTAATATCCTGTATCGCAACGACAATCTAGGCAACAACAGCAACAACACCGGCTTCTTTGTGTTCTTTAAGCAAGGCTCGTTGAACAAGATCGATTTCAGTATCACAGACTCAATTCCAAATCGTGCAGTTTCTATCAATTTCAACAACATCAACAACACCGACACCTGGTTGTATGGCGTCAATGCTCAGGGAGTTGTAAATCAATCTTGGACACAAGTATCAGCAGTGGCCGGCACAAATGTGATTTACAATCAAACTGCCAACAGATATGTGTATCAGATCAATACTCGTGCCAATGATCAAGTTGACCTGGTGTTTGGTGACGGTGTGTTTGCAAACTTGCCCACAGGTAACTTTACTTTTTACTATAGACAAAGCAACGGCTTAAACTACAAGATCACACCCAACGAATTAAATCGTGTCAGTATTCCCATTGCGTATGTGAGTAGAACTGGACGAGTAGAAACACTCACAGTTACAGCCAGCTTGCACTACACCGTGACCAACAGTTCGGCAGCCGAATCGTTGGCCAATATTAGAACCAACGCACCACAACAATATTACACACAGAATCGCATGATCACCGGCGAAGATTATAATATTTTACCTTTCAGTTTGTTCAACACAGTTATCAAAGTCAAAGCAGTGAACCGTACCAGTTCAGGTGTTAGCCGCTTCTTGGATGTGCTTGATGTAACAGGCAAATACAGCAGTACCAATATTTTCTGTGATGATGGTTATCTATATCGTGACGCACAGAGCAACGACTCATTCAACTTCACATTTGAAACCATTGGTGATGTGAACGAAATTGTATACGACCGAATTCGTCCCATAATGAGTTTGCAGAAGCTAACACATTTTAGATACAACACTTCTCCGCGTTATGTGCTAACGGACAACTCGGGTGCTAATCCAGTGTACTGGCACAGCCTAACAAATATAACCAATGCTGGTACCGGGCAATTGGTAAACTCTTCAGGTTCTGCATTGAGTTTTGGCAAAGGCGCCAGTGTCAGCGTGGGCAATAGAAATTATGTCAACGAAGGTGCACTGATCAAATTTACAGCACCTACTGGGCAATTCTTTTCTGCACAAAACACACTCAAAACTGGAGTGGCACAATACCAAGGTGAAAAGAACTACATCTACGCAACAGTATTGATAGGCACTGGATTAGAAACCAATAGACAGATGTCAATCAATCAACATATTCCCGAAGGAGCAGTGGTATCAGCAGTTATACCCATGCAGGCCACAGACTTTGCTCTTGACAACAAGGTTAGATTGTATGACAACGAAGTAACTGCTTCTCGCATATCGGCATTGATTAGATCGTATCAAAGTTTTGCATTGCGCTATGACCTTGACACACAAACATGGCGTATAATTACTGCTTCCAACATTGACAGCGGCAACAGTTTTAGTTTGGCCAATGCTGGCAACAACTCGGGAACAGGTTTGGATGCCAGCTGGTTGATAGCAATAATTTACAACAACAATCAATACACAGTGACCAACAGAGGATTGACCTATGTGTTTGAGAGTTCCGCAGAAACCACATTCTATTATGATACCAACTTGAAAGTGTATGACAGCAAGTTGGCAAAAACAATACACGACCAAATCACCATTCTAAAAATCAATCAACAGGCTGACAGTCAAAGTCCAATTGGTCAAGACATCAAATGGCAAATATACGAAAATATAGTATCGGCCGACGGATACAGAGATCCGTCTAGGGTATTGGTCACATTCCCAGACAGCAACAATGACGGAGTTCCTGACGATCCTGATCTGTTTGAAACCATTGTGAATCCAACAGTTAATCCTATTAGGAAATTGGTATTCTTTAGACAAGTGGTTGATCCCAACAACAATGCATTTATCAATCTAGTGCCACTGGATTCAACTACAGTGGTTGCAGATTACGCAACACTGGGCGAAATCAAGTTGGCTGGTGCCAGCTATGTTCCTGGGCAGATTTTTTACGCCATAGGCGAAGATAAATTTTACAATTTGCTCAGCATTGGCCCCACAGTGATAAGCTCAGCATTATCTAACTACATAGCCTATGCTGGTCGCCAAAGACTCAGCTTTCAATATCAACACGTAAGTCCCAATAACCGTCGCATCGACCCAAGTCCAAACAACATCATGGACTTGTTTATATTGACCAAGGACTACTCATCCAGCTTTCAGTCCTGGATACAAGATACCAGCGGAACAGTTAAACAGCCTTCTGCACCTACCAACGAAGAGTTGAGCAGTGCATATGGAACATTGAGCAACTACAAAGCACTCAGCGACACAATTGTGTATAATCCGGCCAAATTCAAACCGCTATTTGGCGACAAAGCTGATGTGAGTTTACGAGCAACCTTTAAGGTTGTAGCCAATCCCAACTTGGTCACAAGCGAAAGTGAAATCAAGAGCGCAGTGATTGCAGCCATCAACTCTTACTTTGACATCAACAATTGGGACTTTGGTGAAACATTTTACTTCAGTGAATTGAGTGCTTACCTGCATCAAAAGTTAACTCCCATGGTGGCCAGTATCATCATTGTACCAGCAGATCCTAGAATACAGTTTGGTGCCATGTATCAAGTCAACTGCGACTCAAACGAAATTATAACCAGTGCTGCCACGGTTAATAATGTAGAAGTCATTGCCTCTATCACAGCAAACCACCTGAATCAAACCAACAGCTCTAGCGCACAACTCGGAATTTAATACATGGCCATCAACAGTAGCACTTTAAAATTCTTACCAGCAATTTTTCAGACTGACACAAACGAGAAGTTTTTAAATGCCACCCTGGATCAACTGACAGCCGATGCTGACCTGCGTCGCGTCAATGGCTATATTGGTCGCAAATTTGCACCCACTTACAAGACCACAGACAACTACATTGCTGAACCCACCGCGGCCAGACAAAACTATCAGCTAGAGCCATCTGTGGTTGTGCAAGACAAACAAGCTGGCACGGTCAGCCTGTTTTCAACCTACATCGACCTGATCCAACAAATAAACACACTGGGCGGCAACACCACAGACCACAGCAGACTGTTTGCCAACGAAAGCTACACATTCAGCGGACTGTTTGATTTTGACAAGTTTGGCAACTACAACAACTACTACTGGTTGCCTGACGGTCCAGCGGCAGTGGATGTGTATGCAGGAACAGTTGACACAGCAGAAACATTCACAGTTACACGAAATTTGGCAGCCAATGGATATAATTTTTCAGGCAAAGGTGCAGGCGCTAATCCTGTGCTGACTTTGGCTCGCGGCGGCACATACAAGTTTAACCTGGGACAACAAGGCAACCGCTTTTGGATTCAATCTGAGCCTGGTATTGCAGGCACAATGGCCACACAGTCCAATGTCAGCACACGCAATGTTTATGGTGTGTCCGGCAACGGCGCCAGTGTTGGTCAAGTAGTGTTCTCGGTGCCCAGAAGCACAGCACAAGATTACTATAGCAAAATGACACAGGCAGCCTCAGTTGACATTGCCACAACATTTAGTTATAAACAAATACAACATCAAATGTTGAGTGTGCTGTTGGCACAGCATCCAGATGTATTTGACGGCGTGGTAACAAACCTAAACAAAAAATCTTTAATCTTTGTCAACACTGACATTGATGATGCACTATGGGAAACTCCCGGCATATTTGATAAAACTGGTGAGCCATATGATTCAACTGTGTACGATCCCGGTGACATTGTGGCGGATTCGCATCGCAGAGGCAGTTGGATAATTGATCTACAACCATCAGACGATGACGATTATTTGGTAGTATTGACTCCGGACAACCAAGTACTGCCCAATCAACGAGTGTATGTGGCCAGTGGTTTGACCAACGCTAATCAAAATTACTGGCTCGAGCGCACCCAATTCTATTCGTTGGTGCCCGAAAACACAGCCGCATTAAATAGACTGTACTATCAAGATGGATCAGATCCCAACCTGTTTGGTGTTATTGAAATTGTTGAAGCCGACGGATACAGCATTGATGTCAACAACAACATCATTGGGCAACGAGCCTACACCAGTCCAAACGGTGTGATATTCACCAATGGATTAAAAGTTCGCTTTGACAACACAGTGGCCGATACAGCCTACATTGACAATGAGTATTATGTTGAAGGAGTAGGTACCAGCATAGCATTGGTCAAGGTTACAGACCTAGTAACACCTGAAGCCTATGCAGCCAATGGTATCAACACACTGGACTACATTACCATCAACAGAGACAGCATTGATCACAATGCCTGGAGTCGTAGTAATCGTTGGTTTCACATTGATGTGATACAGGCCGCTGCCAAGTACAACAACACAGTGGCATCACCGGATCAAGCATATCGTGCTCAACGCCCTATCATTGAATTTGAAGGACATCTACAACTGTTCAATGCCGGCCGTGTGGCTAAAACGCCGGTAGATCTACTGGTCAACGGAAATGTCATAACAGATGTTATGACTCAAGTTGAAGGTTACCCAACCATGGGCAACAGCTATGTCACCGTTAGTGGCATTACCTTTGCTGATGGACAGCGTGTAATTTTTGCTGACGATAACGATCTTGGCATAAGAAATTCTATTTTTGTAGTAAGTGTAATAGACACCACAGGCGGTAGTTATGCCGATAGAAAACTACATTTAACTTTAGCAGATGACTATGAAGTGTTGGAAGGTAATTGTATAAATATCACCAGTGGTGCAAACGCAGGACTGAATTTCTGGTACAACGGCTCAACTTGGGCACAAGGACAACTAAAAACCAAAGTAAATCAATCGCCGTTGTTTGACATAGTGGATGCCACGGGCACTAGTCTTGGCGATATAGCAACATACCCAATCAGTAGTTTTACTGGAACTGCTGTATTTTCCTACAAAGTTGGCACCGCAGCCAACGACAAGGTGTTGGGATTTCCGTTGAGTTATAGAAACTTCAACAGCATCGGAGACATACAATTCATCAACAATTTTGACACCGAAGCAGTGACCTACGCCAGCGGAACCAGCACAGTATCGGTGCCAGTCAATTACAACTTCTTAAAGCAAAATACCAACATATCAGAATACAAGAACAGAAATATTTGGGTCAAAAACAACGAAAATACCAAACAGTATCAGATATTTTCTTATGCTTATAATGGTAGTACCAACTATTTCCCTGTGGATATTGCGCCCGAAGCTGAAACAGTTGTCCCTTACACCAAAGTTTTTCTCAACAATCAACTGCTAAAAAGCAGTAACTACTCGTACACTCTGGTGGGCAGTAGACCCACTGTTAGAGTTGATTATCAACTGTTAAACAACAATGACAAAATTGATATTTTGATCTACAGCAAATCTGTGAGCAAGACCGGCTATTATGAAATACCCAACAGCCTGGACTACAACAGCAAGAACAGCAATTTCTCTTCGCTAACACTGGGGCAAATTAGAAATCACATCACAAAGATCAAAGAAAATACCAAATTGGCTGTGGAAGTTGGCAGCACTTTCTCCGGATTGCGTGATATCAGCTACAAAAACAACGGCGGCAATATTGTGCAACAAAGTGCTCCGGCCATGTACAGCAATATTTTCCTAACAGACAAAAACTTAAACTTTGCACAGGGCATAGATTATGCCGCAAAAGAGTATACTCGCTTCAAAAACAAGTTCCTTGAGTTGGCAACCAAGTTGGAGGCTGTTGATCCAAATGATGTGGCAGCCAGTGTTGATGCAATATTAAAAAGCATAAATGTTATTAAAAACAAAACATTTCCTTGGTACTACAGCGACATGGTTCCTTACGGGGACAATGCCAACATAATCAACTACAGCATTATTAATCCGCTGACCAAACAATACGAAATCACACAAGTATTTGTTGATATAGAACTAAGCAACCTTGCTGTGTTAGTTTACTTGAATGGAGTACAACTGGTCAACGGTGTTGATTTTGTATTCCCACAAGATCGTAGTGCAATTATACTTGATGACTCTATCACATTGACTGCTGGCGACTCGTTGAAGATTGTTGAGTACTACAACACCGACGGCAGCTTTGTGCCAGAGACCCCCAGCAAACTGGGCTTGTATCCAAAGTTTGCACCGCAACAATTCGTGGATTACAGTTATATCACACCAGTAGAAGTGATACAAGGACACGACGGATCAATCACACCAGTGTTCAACGATGTGCGCGACAGTCTGTTGTTGGAATTGGAAAAACGCATTTATAACAATATCAAAATCAACTATGAAACACACATATTTGATTTGTATGATCACTTGCCTGGCAAATTCAGAAACAACGAGTATACTTTGACTGAATTCAACCAGATCCTGAGCAACAAGTTTTTGCGCTGGGTTGGTGATAACAAAGTTGATTACAGTACCAATAACTATTTTGAGTCAGGCAATGCTTGGACTTGGAACTATAAGAAATTCAAAGACCGTGTAGACGGAAGCACACTGCCTGGCACCTGGCGTGCCATCTTCAGTTACTTCTTTGACACATATCGTCCCAACACACACCCTTGGGAAATGTTGGGCTTTGGTCAAAAGCCCACCTGGTGGGAGGACCGGTATGGTCCAGCACCTTACACAGGCAGTAACCGATTGCTATGGGAAGATCTTGAAGCCGGCTATATTCATGCTGGAACAAAAGCCGGCATAGACAAACGCTTTGCTCGTCCAGGCCTGAGTCAAGTGATTCCGGTTGATGACTACGGTAGTCTACTGAGTCCTGAGAAATGGGTAACAGCCACGTTTGACAGCCTAAAAGCCAACAGCAGTTATAGCGTGGGTGATCAGGGTCCTGTAGAGTTTGCCTGGAGAACCAGTAGTTATTTTCCTTATGCTATGCAATATGCCTTGGCCTTGAGCAAGCCTGGCTACTACTTTGGCAGTCTGATCAATGTTGACCGCTATTATCGTAACACCATCATTGACCAGCTGGTCAACAAAGACACACATCAACGCATCACCCCCGATACTGTGGTCATCAACGGTGATACCACTACAGGCACTGCTACTCGTAGTGCTGGTTATTTGAACTGGATCAGGGACTATGTGTTGAGCTTGGGCATAGACCCAACTGTGTTGCTGAAAACTTACTTGAACACAGTCAACATCCAACTTGGCTACAAAGTGGGTGGATATACGGATAAAAATTTCATTGAAGTGTTGGCTGAACAAGGGTCGCCGACCAATACCAGCAACAGTATTATTATCCCAACAGAAAATTACAGCGTACAGTTAAATGCCAGCACACCCATTCGCAAGGCCGTGTACAGCGCCGTGGTGGTTGAGCGTAGTTCAAATGGATTCACTGTCAACGGCTATAATCAAAACAGTCCATACTTTACCATTATACCCAGTTTGGCCAACAACAATTTCTACATAGTAGAAGCACTGAAACGCCGTGGCGTGATTTACAAAGATTATCAACCTGTTAAACTGACTGTGCCCTATGGATTTGAATTCAACACCGAACAAGAAGTGGTTGACTTCCTGGTCAGCTATGGCCGTTATTTGACAGCACAGGGATTCAAGTTTGAAACTCAAGATGACAACCTGGGCGAAACTCGCAACTGGGTGTTGAGTGCAAAAGAATTTTTAAATTGGGCACAACAAGGATGGCAACCTGGCAGTATTATTGTGTTGAGTCCAGTTTACAACGAATTGGTAAACATACAGCCCGACGGTGTGATTGGCACAATTGAAAATACTCCCAATGGCACAAAGGTATTGGATCAAAATAGCAATTTTATCAATAATACACAATTTACAGAAAGTCGCATTGGCAACAGGTTTGTGTTAAACAGCCTGTCAGATCAGACCATTTGTCTGGCCGACTTTACTGTTATACAGTACGAACATGCCATCCTGTTTGACAATGTCACGGTGTTCAATGATATTTTGTATGTGCCTGAACTGGGCAATAGACAGTATAGACTAAAACTGATTGGCAGTAAAACAGGGTCGTGGACCGGCACAATGAGCCCTCCTGGATTTGTTTACAACAGCACACAGGTTGATCCATGGCAACCAGGTGTTGATTACCTGTTGGGCAGTATTGTTCAGTACAAAAACTTGTACTATACCGCACTGGACAATATCACAGCCAGTGCAGAATTTGTGCAAAATAAACAATGGCGCCAAATAAATCACAGCAATATCAAGACTGGACTACTGCCTAATTTTTCTTACAATGCCACCAGACTGGAGCAGGTATACGACGTTGACAACTTGCCCAGCGACATGACATTTGAAGGCTACGGAACCAGCCTGATTGGATTCCGCAAGCGCGGCTATCTAAGTAACTTTGGTCTAGATGAAACCAGTCAAGTGAAGTTTTTCCAAGGCTTCATCAAAGAAAAAGGCACATTGAATGCCATCACTGGTTTGACCAATGCCAAAGTCAACGAATGGGCTGGTGGCATAGATATCTATGAAGAATGGGCATTGCGTGTTGGTGAGTATGGATCTTTAAACAGCGATCAAGTAGTTGAATTGATCTTGGATGAAACTGTGGTCACAGCCAATCCAGCGGCCATAGAATTGCTAAACAACGGAGACATTGAAACTTTATCCAGTGTGGTCAAGTTCCATCCCACAGATCTATACCGAGCACCTGCCAATTTCCAGAAAAACATATTCTTCAATCGCAACGAGTTGGCCGACACAGTCAGCGACATACAAACAGCAGGATATGCCAGTTTGACCGATGTAGATGATACACTATTCAGTTTTACAACCTACGGCAGTCTCGACACAGTGCTCAACAAGATAGGCCCTGGATATCACATATGGGTGGCCAAAGATTATACCAACAACTGGAATGTTTATCGAATCACAGAAACACAAATAAATGTCACCAGTTTGGTCTACAACATTGACAATTTGATGACAGTGAACTTCAGCGCAGATCCCATGTTGACCGCAGGCGATGTGTTTGCAATCAAGGCATTTGATTCAAGGTTAGATGGATTTTACCAGGTCTATGCTGTGAATGGACTGACCAGTGTACAAGTGGCCATTACCAATACTGCAACTGTTGCAACCAGTACCGGAGTAGACAACTCTAGAACCAGCACAGTAAAAGAACTCAAAACCATAAATGGCTACGGAGTATACTACAAACTTCAATCAGTTAGATTGAACAGTCTAATAGAAGCCAATGGCATTATTCCTTTAAACGGATGGGAATCCGGGGACAAGTTATGGGTTGATCACACCACTGTGGAAAACGACTGGGGTGTGTTTGAAAAAGTTGATGCTTGGACACCTTTATCCAAGGCTGTCACAGACGAAGCCGCCAGTGCAAATGCAAATTTTGGCACTACCATTACCAGTAGCAAGTTGGCCAACAACTTCTTTGTCGGATCACCAAACTACAGCAACAGCAATGGCTCTACCGGCATAGTCAAAACATTTTCTAGAACAGGAACAAAAGTAACACAGACCAGTAAGTTTGATCCAAGATCCAGCTCAGTGGGCCGTTACGGTCAAGCAATCACAGCATCAGACTATGTGGTAGCAGTTGGTGCGCCAACTAGCAACACCAACCGAGGCTATGTGTATGTACACACCTTGTCCACTGGAACTCTGCAAATCTTAACCAGCAATGTGGCCGCTGTCGGTGATTTCTTTGGCAATGCTGTGGCCATTGGTGATAACAATGATTGGTTATATGTTGGCGCTCCAGGTGTAAATTCTGTTTATGTATATAATCTTCAGGACAGCATTGCCACCCGGAGCAACACTGTCACATACACCACCACTTTGGTTGCCAATGTGACCAGCGGCAATGCCAACATCACGGTGAGTTATCCATCGTCCATTGATATCAATAGAATTTTTAACGGAACCACAGTAACTGGACCCAATCTGCCAAGCGGAACCACAGTGGTATCAGTAAACGGCAATTCAATACTGCTGTCCCAGCCAGCATCGGCCACATCAAACTATGACACGGTAGTTGTCACATCCAACACCTGTCAATTGAGCTATACACCGGCCAGCAAATATGCATTAGAAATCAGCGATCAATACAACAATTACATTGTGGATGTTGATTTTACACTGAGTGGAAACACCATTACATTTGCAAATCCTCCTGTTGATGCAACCAAAATCTCTATCTTGCAGGCAAATTACTACACGCCAACTGGTCGAGTAGTAATACCCACCGATGTGGTTGCCGGCGACGGATTCGGCGAAGCAGTACAAACCACCGATGATGGCAAAACACTATTTGTTGGTGCGCCAGGTCAAAACAGCAACGCAGGTGCAGTTTACATATACAAATTGTTTGAAGAAAACTACAACAGCAACTTGGACAACTTGTATGTGTCGGCCAAGTCATTTGGCACATATACCAAAGTCTATGTGGACGATGTACTGCAAGTGCCTGGTCTATACACAGTGACCAGTGGCATTAGACTCAGTTTTGTGACACCATTGACACTGGGACATGTGGTCACCATTGTGAGCGATCAGTGGGTGTTGGTACAGAAGATCACAGAACCCAATGCCGCTGCCGGCAACCGATTCGGCAGTTTGATCACCATTGACCATATCATGGGATCTGCGTTCTATGTGTCTGCCCCCAACACAGCACAGACCACCAAGGAAACTGGTGCAGTATACAGATACTCAGACACAGCCAAAATCACTGGATCGGTGGTGGCTGCCAACTATCCCGACTATATCAAACGATCAGTGATCAACGGCAACACATTCAACAGCAACATTGGAATCTACATCAACAATTACTTTGTTGATTTGAGTTCTGCTGTAGAAACAACAAATCAGTACGATACTGCAACTCCTCCCAACCTGGTAACTCCAGCAGGTTATGCATATCCAGATGTGTGCGTGTCCTTGATCAACTTGGCCAGAATACCATCAGTCAGTGCCACAGTGATACCAGATGGATTCTTTGCCATCACCAGTTCACGCAAGAATAACAACAACAAACTGGCCATCAGACCCAATGGATCAAATCTATTGGACACCATTGGGCTATCGGTCTATAACTTGGATCAGGTAATCAAGCATCCTGCTGGATCGCTGGGCATTGGTTTTGCATCTGCAATCAAATACAGCCCCGACACAGAGACCCTGCTGATATCCAGTACACAAGACAGTGTTTACTATGTGTCTGAAATTGACACAGGTAAAACCACATTCGACCGTAGATCTACCAGACCCATTGATGCTGTTAAATCCACCGGCTCAGTTTACATGTACGAGATGTTGTACGACATCAATACCGGAACTGTCAATACCGGAACAATGAGCTATGTGCAACACATCAAGTCAGACTCGTTGAAACTGAACGACCAATTTGGATCCTGTGTTGAAGTCAACAAAGATCTACTATTGGTTGGGTCGCCTGGCAATGACAGTGTGGCCACAAATGCCGGTGCGGTGTATGTTTACACAAATATTGATCAGAAAAAGAATTGGACACAGATACGCAACAGAGAAGCTCGCGTTGACCTCAATAACATCAACAAATTGTTCATATACGATAAGCTCACAAATTTGATCAATACCAGCTTGGACTACATAGATCCAGTCAAGGGCAAAATATTAGGCATCGCAGAACAAGAACTAGATTTCAAAACAGCATTAGATCCTGCTGTGTACAATGCAGGTACCAAAGCCGGTGTAGCATTCAACAATGGTTATCACTGGAATGAAAGATACGTTGGTAAAATTTGGTGGAAGTTGGACAACATCAGATTCATCGACTACGAACAAGGCGACTTGATTTATAGAACCAACAACTGGGGCAAATTGTTCCCAGGCAGTACAGTACAGGTATGTGAGTGGGTTGAAAGCAAATATCCTCCCACACAGTACAAGGCCAATGGTGGCGACGGTACTCCGTTGTACAACAATGCGTACTGCGTGGTGACCACGGTTGTGAACGGTATAATTACTCCAGTTTACTATTATTGGGTCACAGACAAACAGAGTGCTGCCACTAGTAAAAACTACAGCGTATCTGTGTTGACCAATATTATAGAAAATCCGCAGTTGCAGGGCATTCCGTATGCATTCTTAATGAAGGACAATGCCATTGGTTTGGTAAATGTGCAAGACTACTTGAACGACGCCAACAGCGTGTTGCACATTGATTATCAACAGATCACCAGTCACAACAGCGTTCATGCTGAATACGAATTGGTCAATGAAAATCAACCCAATGTGCAAATACCAAAACGAATCATTGACAAAATGATTGATAGTCTATCGGGCATTGACAGTATAGGTCAAGTTGTGCCTGATCCAACACTAAAAGCATCGGAAACAATTGGCCTGGGTATTCGTCCAATCCAGACTCTGGTAATCGATCGTGCTATGGCGGTACAAAACGTTATCAAGTATGTCAACAGCGTACTGATTCAATATCCCATTGTGTATCAGTACAGTTTACTGGGATTAGAAAAAGTAGATCCTATCCCGCCTGCCACCGAATACGACAAAACAGTTGCAGTCATTGACGACATTGGCTATATTGATACCAGAGTCAACACAGTTAACCCGTTGCCGGTTGGGTATCGTGTGTTGGTCACAGCCGACAGCAACAACAGCGGACTCTGGACCATCTACACGTTAAACAGCAATCGTGTGTTCAACATCAGTCGCATACAGTACTACAACACAGCCTTGTATTGGGACCGTGTTGATTGGTATGCCGCCGACTACGATCCAACTGGGCGTGTAAATTACACAGTGGCCACGTACAAAGAAGTGGCCGCACTGACCTTGACCGTAGGTGATATTGTCAGAGTCAACTACGATGACAACGGCCAATTTGCCATATACCGCGCAAACAGC